CTAGAGGTATGAGGCATTTACGTTTTACTGGTGAACAGTATAATAAAGAAGGTGAGATGACAAATACTTCCTCTTATGATTTCTTTTTAGAAGAAACAGAAGTTTTTAGGTTAGCAAACTATTTACTCAAATAATTATGATCAAAAAAATATATCTTGATATGGATGGCGTTTTATGTGATTTTGAAAAACGCTATTTTCATTTATTCGATGAAACACCAGGTGAAACAAGAGATAAGAAGAATTTTAACCCAAATTGGAAACAGTTTGTTAAAGGTGAAAATTTTGCCACATTAGATTGGTATCCTGGTGGTAAAGAATTGTTGAGTTTTATTAAAAAATATCCAGTTGAAGTTGAAATTCTTTCCTCATCTGGTGGAGAGAAGTTTCATGGTGAAGTAACCGTTCAGAAGATTAAATGGCTTCGTAGCCATGGCATTAACTACAAAGCAAATATTGTTCCTGGTAGAAAACATAAGAAAGATTATGCTACACCAGATATGATTTTGATTGATGATACTCCAGATGTGATTGAAAGTTTTAATAAAGCTGGAGGTCATGGTATACTTCATAAAGATATTACTAAAACTAAGGAAATGTTGAAGAAGTTGCTTGCAAGTTCACTAAATAAATGATATACTATGTTTATGTGGATAAGTCGTTTTATACACCGTTAATACACCGTTTATACGAAAGGAAGTACTATGTCTAGTTTTGCAAATCTCAAACGCAATCGCAGTTCGTTGGACAAACTAACAAAGGCGATTGAATCAACAACCCAATCTGGCGAAGCAAATTCAAAGGACGATAATAGATTTTGGCAACCATCAGTTGATAAAGCTGGTAATGGTATGGCAGTCATTCGTTTCTTGCCAGCACCTGCAGCAGATGGTGATGAAGGTCTACCATGGGTAAGAATTTTTCATCACGGTTTTCAGGGACCTGGTGGATGGTTAATTGATAACTGTCTTACTACATTGAACGATAAATGTCCTGTTTGCGAACACAATTCTACTTTGTGGAATTCTGGTGTTGAAGCAAATAAAGATATTGCTCGTAAACAAAAACGTAAACTCTCATACATTGCAAATATTCTCGTTATCTCGGATCCAAGTAATCCAGAAAACGAAGGACAGATTAAACTGTTTAAATTCGGTAAGAAAATCTTTGATAAGATTACTGAAGCAATGAATCCTGAGTTTGCTGATGAAACACCTGTTAACCCATTTGATCTATGGGAAGGTGCTAACTTCAAGTTGAAGATTCGTAATGTTGAAGGTTATCGTAATTATGATAAATCGGAATTTGCAGATAAGTCTGCTGTTCTTGATGGTGATGATGATAAACTTGAAGAACTTTGGAAGAAAGAATTCTCCCTAAAAGAATTTACAGAGAAGAAAAACTTTAAATCGTATGAGCAATTGAAAGCTCGTCTTGATAAAGCTCTAGGTTTTGAAGCTGTTGCACCAAGAACTAAAGCTGAAGATTTTGTTCCTAAAACTTCATCTGATCTTGATGGATCTTCATTCGATACTTCATCAAATATTGATGATGATGATTTGGATTATTTTAAATCACTCGCATCTCAAGACTAAAAGAAAACCCACCGAAAGGTGGGTTTTTTATGCGATAATACTTCGAAACAAATTTGGTAAATAATCTTTAGATTCTGACTGATTTTCCATCACTATTACATTTTGTTGATTAGTATTATTGTTGATGAAAACTATTGGAGTATCTTCATTCATTGATCCAAAAGCCACATTAAAAGAAGAATTATCTATCATCTCACCCATATTACCCATGGATTGAGGACTAAAAACTGGAGGATTTTTTCTTATTTCTTCAGCCAAAGCTCTACCTTCAGATTTCATTTTATCTGGAGAAATTTCTCCATGTCCAACTACATTTAAATCTCCATGACGTTTTCTTAAAAAAGCAACAAGAGCTTTTGCTGATTTGGTTTGAGCTTCAGTAAATGATTCACTATTTTTAGAAACTATTTCTACACCAATTGAGTTTTGATTCGTTACTCCCGATTTAGTTCCAGCGTGGTACATGATTGATTTATCTGGAGCTATGTTATAAACAGTTCCATCTCTATCAATCACATATTGAACGCCGTGTTTATAACCTTTGCTTTTGCCTTCTTTGTCTGTTTGAAATCTTTCAAATTCATTTAAGGCACTTGTTAATCTATTATCACCAGTATGGTGCAGAACAACATTTTCAACTTTAGACATTTGACCATAAATTCCAAAATCACCAGTAACTTCTTTCATTTTGAAGCCTTCTACATTTACATCTTTTATAGTTCTAGGACCAGCTGGTTTTTTTACGAAACCGCCTATTGGTGTTCCTATTCCTAATGAATCAAATAAAAGTTTCAAATAATTTTGAGATGCTTTGGTGTCTACTCCTACAGTTCCACTCCAAATTCTAGCTGCTTCATTTAAAGGTTTTGATTTATACATTGGAGATTCCCATTTTTCTCTCTGAGCTTGTTTTCCAGCTTCAACAGTAGGAAATTGTGCAAAAGGAATTTTTTTACCATTTACATTTAAGAAATGTTTTTCAGAAGGTTTAGCTCCCAATTTTTTTTGAGATTCATCTTTTTCATTATAAAGCATTGCTCCAGGATTATTAAGTTCAGTTGGTTTTGTTCCTTTTACACCAAATCCTTCAGCTTTTGCTTGAGCTTCCAAAAATTTCTTTTTTTGATCTTCAGTTAAAGTACCAAATGTTAACCTGGACATTTCTCTTTCGATATCGGACGCATCAGTAAAAAAATCAATCGACATTACTTCATCAATCGATTTTTGTACTGATTTTAAGAAATCATCAATAGATTCTTTTAAGTCTATATTTCTTATTCTTTCAACCGCATTATATACACCTTTAATAGCTAAGGTAACCATACCTAAAAGACCTGCAAAAAATGCTGCATCCACTAAAACTCCAAAATTAAAAGATCCTGAATTTGGTTTAGTGATTTGTCTTTCCGGAGAATTGTTATTTCTTAAATTTGATAATTGTGATTCATACATTTCTTCTCTTTTTGCGGCAGCTTTAAAATACATATCAGCTTTTGTTGCTGCATCAAATTTTTCCAACTTTAAAAGTTTTACAATATTTTGTCTAATCACATTGAAGTCTCTGTGAATAGAAGGTAAAACACTTAGATTTTTAGCTGTAATTCTGGTGTCAGATTGTATATTTTCAAATATAGGTTTTATATCTGAAACATCCACTGAAGATTTTTCTATTGATTTTCCGGATATCCTAGGATTTGATCCTGCTTTCGATTGGTAAGTTTTTAATCCCGGAAATAAAGCAGCTAATAAACCTCTTTGATTAATTAACTGTCGCGGATCAAATTTTTCTTTTAATCTTTCTTTGATACCTCCGGCCAAAGCTCCAGTAACGCTGCTACCCTGACTTCTTCGATATGATACTATTTCGGATAATCTAGACATTTTAATTCTTAAAAGGACCTAATGGGTTGGACATCATATCAGAAAAGTGTTTATCTATGAAATCATTATTCCAAGCAGAAGCTGCACCTCCGAGTCCTCCTACAAAAGGTGGAAAACTTTTTTTATCCGATTCTTGAGTTATAACGATTGGTTGTTTAAACACCACAGATTTTTTTCTATTATCAAATGTTTTATCTATGATGTTTGTTGTATAAAAATCTTTCATTTGTGTTTCTAAACTTCCTGATAAACTTGTAAGACTGTTTCTTGCTGTGTTAGCAGTATTCTTTATAATTGAACTAACGTCGGGAATATCTAAATCTTTAACAAATTTTTCACCCGCTTTTTCTACGTTACTTGTGATGCCTTTCATTATATCACTGTTCATAATTACATCAGTTGCTCTTTCAGTATAAGCGTCAAGAAAACCTGGATCTAAATTTTCCATAACACTTCGCAAGTTGGAAAAGTAAATACGTTTATCGGCACTATTTGAATTAATTTGTTCTGCAACAAAATTTGCAGCAAAACTTAATAAATCACTTTTTATTATATTAAATTCTTCTCTGAGTTTTGTTTTAGCAGGACTTGCTGAATTTTGTAATGAGATTAGTTTTCTAAGTGCTGAGAAGTATTCTCGTTGTTTATCACCGTATTCGACAGCTTGTTCTTTTGTCAGTAAAAAAGGATGAGTATCATTAAGTCCTGGTATGTGTATTTTATACATATTTCTCATTTTACTATAGTATTCTTGTAAAACTCCAGGAGCAAACCTATCTTTTAATATATTTTTTTGTAACTCAGTTAATTCTCCATTTTTTCCTAATTGTACAGATTTTCCTTCTGAAGCTCCGATTATAGAATATTTTGCATTTGCATCAGCCGTCAAACCTATTAATTTAGATCTTTCTAATTCTTCTCCTTCCATTTTTCTGCCACTTGTTGGCAATTCAGAATATTCTCCTTTTTTTAAATCCAAAGATTTTTCATTTATTGTTTGTTGATACATATCTTTATCGGATATGTTTTTATCCTGTAACATATTTGCTTGTCGTCTTGCTTCTGGAAGTATTGATAGACCAAAAGCTCCAGCAAAAAATGCTAATAATCCCATTCCTATTCTTATTAATCCTTTTGGACTTAATACAAATCCTATAAGTCTACCTATTATTGATCTAATTAATATTTTAACTAAATCACTTGAGATGAATCCTACGATTGTTTTAAGTATGTTCTTAAGGTTTGGCATTAATCCAGCTAAACCGGACAAAGCTCCAAAAAAGGCCTTTCCTAAAGTTGTAAATATAGTGCCTACAATTCCGGCTAAAAATTTAAATGCTCCTAATATAGCTTTACCAAGACTAGCTAAAGCACTAACGACTGAGGATAATCCTTTCACTATTGAAGAAATTAATTTTTGAAAAAAACTTTTAGTGCCATCATCTTGTTTTTTCTTTTCATCTTCTTTTATTTTTTGGATTCTACTTTGTTTATTTCTTTCTTTTTTTAGTTCCCGTTCATATTTGTCCTCACGTTCTTTTGCTTTTACAAAATACATATCGGCTTTTGTTCTAGCGTCACCGCCTTTTAACTTTACTAATTTTACTATATTTTGACGAATTACATTTACATCTCGGTGTAGTGCTGGTAAAACCATAGTATTTTTTGCTGTCATTTTTGTATTGAATGAAATGGTTTCCAACATAGGTTTTATTTCATCAAAAGACGTAACTTGCATCGAAGATTGTGATATTTCTGATGCGGAAGTTTTTGCTTGATATGTTTTTAGTCCAGGAAATAAAGCAGTTAATAATCCTCTTTGATTAATTAATTGCCGAGGATCAAATTTTTCCTTAAGTCTTTCTTTGATACCACTAGCTAAAGCTCCAGTAACGCTGCTACCCTGACTTCTTCGTGAAGCAACGATTTCTGTTAATCTTCCTCTTGATGGTTTTTTAGTTGCCATATTTTATCTCTTTTGATTTTGTGCTGCTTTTAATCTTTCAGATTCTTCTTCTAGATATCTCATTAACATATTCACATAGATATCTTTTTCCCAAGGAATCATATTCTCCAACTCTGTTAAACTATATTTGTGATGTTGCATTAACGCAAAGTTGGTGTGATAGTGATTCTGCAAATTGTCATGACCAAATGTTAACCGAAAAAACTTTGTAAACCTTCTAATTCAATGTTTTCGTGATAGCCGCATTTATTACATTCAAAATCTACTTTCTTTTTAAGTTTTGGCATAGTGTCGAAAAAATCTTTAATTTTTTCCAAATCTTTAGATTGTAACGAATCTAAAAACTCTGTTAATTCTTCTTTAGTAGAATCTTTCGCATAATATACATTGTTTTCATCGTAAATAAAATCAATACAGTTTATAATTAAATCTAAAACAACATTAAAATCTTCTGTATTCGTGTTATCTTTTATCAAGTTCATTTTAGGATACTTCATCATGATACCTAATTTGTCTGTGATTTCTATTTTATTTGAATGATTTTCTTCTTTAGTTGGTTCTATTTCCAAAACATTCAAATCTATTTCAACAGAACTGTTACATTTTTTAGGTTCTTCTTCTGTACCAACATCATTATTACAACGGTACTTTAATTTGACTATTTCGCCAATTGAACGAGCTCTAATATTTAAAAATAAATGTTCAATATCAAATGTTGGCAAATCCTTTATATCAATATCACTTACTACACAATTATTTAAAACTTGCATAATTGTGTCTACAGAATATTTTGCATCATCAGATTCATAAGCCATAAGAAATAATTTTTCTTCTTTTACTGTAAAAGGTCTAAACTTAATAAACTCACCAGTAGAACTTAATTTTATTTCAAATAACGGAACATCAATTTTAGGTAACATAGTAACTCCATTTAAAATTTAAAGAATTTGTCAAATAACTTTGTACTTTTTGCTCCAAAGTAAGAAGCAGCTGCTTCACCCAGATCAGTATAACCTTCATAGATAGTTTGATATTTTTGATATGCGAATTGAACAGTTAATCTATGATAACCGTCATCACTCCAAGCTAACGGTTGTGCTGCGACACCTATTGGAAAAGCATCGATTAATTTTACAGAATAAATTTGTTTGATAAAGTCGTCGTACTGAAGAACTTGAATGTCCGTCATGTATCTAGTTTCTTCATCTTTGGGAAATCTTAAATTGTTGGTGTCAGATGGCATAATAGCATCGATCCAAAGATCAAAAAGTTTTCTTTCATAAAAATCGTTTGTACAGATAAAACTTAAACTCATATCATTATATTGTTTTTGATATGGTATTTTAAATGTCGGACCATAAATTTTTACATCGGCTGTTTGTAATGTTTTTCCTGGAAGTTCAGCGGTATCACACTGTAAAGAAAGATATCTTGTGATAGAGGGATTCGAACTTCTCTTAAAAGGTACTCCTGTTGTTTCATAACTAGTTCTTGAACTTACCCAATCTGTAATGTCAGTAACAAGAGTATTTGGTAAGTTTAATAATCCTTCTAAAACTCCTGTGCTAACAAAATTACCTATGTAGTTAGGGATCGGTAAAATTACTTTAAATCTATTCGGTCTGGCTAATCCATCTTTGGCTCGAATATTTGATAAAAAGAGTGTTGGCGTAAAAGACATTAGAATGTATCCTTAGAATCTTGAAAAACTACAGATTTAGAAACAGGTTTTTTCTTGGATGTAAAATCTTCCATTGGAAGTAGAACGGCTATATCCCATTCTTCAGCACTTATTTCTAAAAATCTTGATTGTATTTGTGTAAATAGGTATCTCTTAATGCAAGCATTTTTTTCAAATATTCTTGATGCCGCTTTAAGTGTTTGATATGTTAATTTTAACTTCGTGGTTTTGTCAAACTTGTCATTGTTGGCATATGAACTAAGTTTGTCCATCAATATTAATCTTTGTTTGGGATGAATGTAATGTAGATTTAATCCTAAAAAACCATCTGCATATTGTTCTATAGGTAAAACTAAAGGAAATCTATCATAGTATTTCATTTTTTCCTTTGTCTTAGGATCGTAAAAGAAAAAATACATTCTACCAATAATACTACGCTCACGCAATCTCGCCATATCATTCATTAAACTTGCTTTTGTTGGTTTTAGGTTTGCAACTTTCGTGCGTAACCAGTCTCTAGATTCTCTTGATCTAGAAGCGTAACCTTCTTTTTGAAGTGATGCTTGAATTCTGTCGATTAAATATGCCATCGACTATT